CACAATCGAGATCACACCTAAGTTCCCGGGAGAGTAGTTATCATTCTATGGTTTGCAAATTGACCATAGAATGATATCCATTAAGTGATTGCGCTATGAATGGTGTATATAATATAATTTAGTCAGATGCGGTGGCGGAATAGGTAGACGCACGCTTCAGCTACAACGGACGTATGCGCGTCAGATAACACGTGCTTGTAGTGCTCGTGATACGTCATGCAAGGTGCAAATCCTTGCCCGCATCATTAGAACTGTGTGTGTAGTAGGAGGCTATGCGGATGTGCCGACCGAAGAGAAAGCGCATCTCGACTTAACCGCTCGGGGATGTGCTTCACACGGTTCGATCACGCAGGTAGCCGTACTAGATCCGGCGTATGCTCGATCGGTGCGCCGTAAACCCTGCAAATGCTTTTGCGGTTAAAGTGATCGGCGTCAATCATGGAGACGCAAAACCGCGCATTCGTTATCATTCGCTAGCCTAGCGCCGGGCATTGTACGGCTTTTAGAAAGCCCCTGCTTATGCAGGGGCTTTCTACTTAATTTTCTACTTACATATTACTTATGCAATCGTCTTTCCTTTCTGAGTCGGAAGCATGAGTTCATACTGTTCGGCAAGCTGATAGAGGGTATACAGTTTTCTCTCGGCATCAGCTGCGTATTGCCCATTGTTGTAATAGATGCTGTATAGGTGATTGACACGAGCATAGAGTTCTTGTATGGCGATCGCACGATGTTCTCCCTTCCTCCGGTAATCCATCTCCATGATGATCTGGCGAACGTCATTCCTAACCTGGTTCATATCGAATCCTGGACATGCTGTGTTGTGCGTGATCTCGCCATGCCCTTTCACTTCATCGACTGGAATTCCGAAGATCTCCATGACGGTGATGATGGCTCCGTACAACGCCTGACGTTCATCATTGGTGAGAGATCGCTGCGTGAAGTTCCCTTCTACAACAATGGCAATGGTGTCGTAGTTGTTGGATTGTGTGTGCCAGGTTAAGGCCAAGAGATCGTTCACCTGCTGGATCTTTCCGCCTTTGATGTAGATGTGGTAGGCGATACCGCCATAATCCTTGCTGATATGATAGTTCGCATGCCCTGCTGCTGTTCCTTCTACCCCCGTATGATGAACGGAGATACGCTTGATGTCGCTGAATGAGCGTGGCCCCGATCTTACCGAACCATCCTGACGGCGAAGTGGCATTGTGAGCCATGAACCCTTTGGATTCTTTGGCAGCTTATCTGTGATATCCTCGATCTCTGGCAAGTGAAATGGCAGATCACTCGCCAACTTGATCTGCCTGAGAGTAGTCAACTGCGTCATTCTGCTTCGCCCCCCTCGCTCTGGCTGTATCGATTGCAGATTCACCGATAATCCATGAGATCACAAGGCCGGCGAATGTGAGAACTGTGTCCTGATCGATACCGAGATCAAGACCATCGTTCAGAACGACAAGAATTGCCGTAATAACGGCCATCCAGAACTTCCTGCTTTTGAAGCGTTGCATTAGTTTCAACCTCCTTAAAGTCATGTGTCGTTTGACAGATTGGACAATAGATAACACCTTTCGTGACAATATGAAACGCTTTGATGAGATTGGTTGAGTATTTGCTTCTGATGGCTTTAAGGTATTCGCATTCCATGTAATTCCCCTTTCTTTCAGTAACAGATCGATTTTTGCTTCTATGCGCTGTTGATTTTGAACATATTCCTTGACCTCTGACTCATCTTGAAACAGCCAAGGGATGAACTTCTGCATCCGTTTCTTGATCCTTCTCTGGCGCAGGATGACATATAGAACTGCCCCTAGACTGGATAAGGTCAGACCGTTCCTCCATATCGCATATCCGGCTTCGATCAGAAAGTCGTACAAATTGATCACCCTCGTATAAGAGCTTATCCGCTGTATCATCGGGTGGTGGATATAACCTTCTGAGAATGCGCAATGTTTTAAGAGAAACCGTGCAACTCATCGGCTGCATCCTGATCATAGGCATCACTCCTAATGAAACAGGCCGCCATTATCTGGCGACCTGCTCTGCAATTATATTCGCTTCTCTCGCAAGGTTATTAAGCATCTTTTGCAGTTCTCTGTTCGTTTCCTTCTTCTGCTCACTGGTCAATGTCTTATCACTCTCAACCGCCCTCATTTGCTTCCGAACATCAGACATGGCATCCGATACTCGATTCATGAACTTCCTCAAATCGTCATGGTATCCTTTAGGCACGACACCGGTCTGCTGAATATCCTTATACATGGTGTCGAGCTTATCCTTTGTCTCGTAGAACTTGCTCATGAGGTTGTTGGAGTAAACCGGATCAACGGTCACCTGGCGTAAAAGAGTATCCGCAACGGTAGCACCCTCACTTGTTGCAGGGATCCCCAACTGACCTAGCACGCCTGTATAGGACTTGATCAGGTGATCAATTTGCTTAGGAGATAAATTTAGCTTATCCCCGATCCATTTTGAAATTTCACTCGTCCTGGAATCATATTGGAGGCGTGGTGATACGCCTTCCAGATACCCAGGGACGATAGAAGCGCCTGCGAAGTTCTTATTCGCTCGGATATCGGAGAACGGGCCGAAAATCGTGTCTGCGGTCGGATCAGGAAGCTTACCCTCAATCGCCGTATCCTGGACAATACCGCTCATTCCGGCCGGCAGGAATTGATTGACCACTGTTGTCGCAAACTCCCTGAATGCATCGGGGTCTTCGTCCTTCCACATTCTCAGAATTCGTTCCGGTAGATTGGAGAACGGAACCATGAGCACTTGTGGTTTTGGGATACGGACGAATGGATTCTTCTCATCTCCTGTCGGGATCAGATAGTAATTGTCCTTCAGATACTCGGATGTCTCCTGGTATTCCTTCTTATCATGATTGAGTGCATACAGAACCAGTGTCGGAACCGTGATCGAAGCAAAGGCTTTTACTCCTGCTGCAACCGGATTGTCCTTGAATATACGTATGGCCTTGTCCAGACCCTGAACAGATGCATTCCAGTACAGGATGAATGGATCTAGTTGTGGTGACACCTTTCCCCTGCGCTTGAAGTTAACTGTGATGTCGTTGGCTTCGAACAGACCTCTCAGCCTGTTCTCGTAGGTGTCAGATTGCTTCACCATCCGCTTAAATTCTCCTAGCCGTGGAGCTGCTTCCAAGGCATTGTTGAAGTTCTCGATTTTTCCCAGGAGAGAACCGAGATAATCCTTCGGCAACCGGTTCCCAATGATCTCTCGCTTGCTCTGTGCGAGTAGATTCCGATCCGCAGCAACCGCCGATGCATGACCGCCCCCAACGTTCTTGAAGGACTGATACAGCTTCCCGTTGCTCAAGGCGCTCACAAATCCCTCAATGAGATCATATCCGAATCTCAACGGGTTGTTGGTTGTCTTGGATGCGATATATGCCATTGGGATATCTCGGAACATGTTTCGCGTCACAGAGAATACCGGGTTCGCGCCGGTTGTCAGCAGCTTAACAACCCTCGTTGTGTTGGAAATGGCGTTCATCAGAACTCCTTGCGCCGGCGGATTTAGTCCAGAAATGGCATCCAAAAGTTGAGGATCATTGATCCGTACATGCACCGGTTCCCCATTCATCATGACACGAATTACATTGTCCTTGTCCAAGTTCTTCTTAGAGGATTTGTTGAACAGGATTTCGAAGTCGTTGTTAAGCTGATTGACAAGACCGTCTATGCCCTCTTTCTCCATGATTTCGTTGATCTGCTTGATGGATGTATGACGTGCTGCCGACTGTTCGGGAACAAGTTCTGCCCATCCCTCCAGAGCTTCTGGATCCCTTCGGATGATGTTAACAAGGTTCTGCATGACTTGATTTCGTTTCGATGCCTTAACCATTGCGTCTACATTCTCGATGGTTGTTTCGATCGGGCTAATGATGAGACGTTGCGAACCGGTTTTTGAATACTTCCTCACCGGTGCGGACTGATCTCCGAATCCCCGTTTCGCCCTAAGTCCACTTCTCGACTTCTCGATCTCGTCAAAGTGACGTTGCATCGGGACATAGAACGGGTTTTCATCCAACCACTTGTTCAGCACATTTTCAGAGATAAGACCGGTGTCAACAAGCCAACTCTTAGCAAGGTTATAACGGAACTGATAGTATTCCTCAGCCATTTCCTTGAACTGCGGATATTTCTGTTCATACTCCGCTACCTTCCTTGCACCGAACTCCGGTGTCCAGTTCAGTTCATCACGGTACACCTTCTCCCCTCGGGCGTGGCGAGTTATGGCATGTTTATTTACCAGATAATCCTCGAAGTCAACTTGTTTGCCTTTTGGCAGCTTTTTTAGTATTTCCTTAAACGACTTGCCGATCACATTCCCCTTTGAGTCCACCATGTTTTCGGTCAGTATTTGCTTGGTGATGATGTCGCTTCCCCTGGAGGTAATAGCAGGGATATACGTTCCCTCACTGGCTTTCAGCTTCCTTCCAAGTATCTTCTCGGCGTTCTTGTCGAAGTTCTGGAAGCTGAACAGATCATCCACGGTGTTGATGTAGGATTGCTTGATCTTCGCATTGAGCGTGGTTTCAGGCTTCCTCGTCTTGGTCATGAGTTGCGACTTTGTATCGCTCGATAGGTTGTCATAAAGTCGTGCCTTTTGTGCGAACGGAACGATACCAATGCCGCTTACGTTGTTATCCCGTACTAGCGGATTGTCAGGGTCAACCTTTGCACTCTCGATCATGTTCTCGACCATTTCACGGGCGTTCTGGGCGTTTGTTGGTTCAACTAGTGTATTTTCCTTGATAGATTCGAAAACGCCGCCAGAAGGCGATTCTTGCGGTCTAGCGATGTTTCCTTCAACGATGTTGTTGTCAACTATACTCACTCCTCGATTCGTTCGCATGATCGAACCCTTGATTGGAGAATCTGTGATGTTAATAGCCGGATCCATTTCACGGATAGATGCACGTATTGCATCACGAACTGACTCAAGGGTTTTTACCGCTTCATCGTATCCATTATGTTCTTTCCAGGACGGCACACGATATCCAGCTTCAATGAAACCTTCATCCACATGCTTTTTTGCAAGTTCGTACAATTCTTTTCGGTTCGGTTTGCGATTGTTCTGCTTATAAAACTCCCGATACCATTCTGGGTTGGTCGATGTCCTTCCTACACGTCCAATCACTTCACCTTGCTGGTTCCGAAGCAAACTTCCTTGCTGCACGCCGCCACGATTAGCTATAGATGTTTTCAGATATTCATACTGGTCGTTGATCGCCTTTTCGTAACGACTCTTAAGTATACGAATTTCGTTTTCGATTTCCTTCAAGTCGTTACGAGCTTCCTGAATGTTCTTAATCCGTGCGGAAGTATCCGGACTAGCTTCTGGCAGTTTGAAGGTATACTCATTCACAATTGGATCTGATCCGTATTCTTGGATCCTTCTCTGCTCCGCCTGTTTAATACGCTGATCACGCCTAGGAGTCGGTAGCGCAAGTGTTTGTGGAGTTATTTCTTGTGGTCGATATTTTATGACGATTCTTTTCACTGATTCACTCACAAGAGGCATTAGTCCTCCCAACGCACCACCAGCAGCCCCACCAATGGCACCTTCAACAAGCGCATCCCTTTCATCCCCTCCACGAGCAAGAGCCATAGCGCCGCCTTCCACCGCACCTGTTATGCCTTCCCTAACGGCTTCATTAACGACTCGTTGAGCGGTAGGATTCGACACCTTTGACGCTGCGGTCTGTGCTATCCGTTGTGTAACAGGGTTGTTATAAATCTGACCCACAATACTGGCTTGTCCTGGAACAACGCTTGTCACGCCGCCTGGGTTGACAAATACACTTCCGAGTGCACCGCCAACATCTGCGACTGTATCAGCGATCTTGCTGCCGGTTGTTGGCGTTTCGAATAGCGGCTCTTGCCCTAACATCCCAGCAGCGCTCTGTCCGACACGAGAGAGGAAGGAACCGACTGGATTCTCGAGAAAGAACCGGTCAATGGCTTGATATCCACTTCTTACCGCCTGACCAAATGCATTGTCTGGCAGCATCTTCGCCCGTTCGGCATCCCGGTATGCCAATTCCTCCTCGATTGATCTAACACCGCTGGATGGCGCTGTTTCTCTCGCCTTTGATTGTTCCTCATTCAACCTTGCAAGCATTGGCTTCTCAATAGGAGGTGTTTCCGGTTGTGTCCGAGTGAGACCGGTAAGCGTTTGTGTATCGGCGTATTGCTTGGCGGATTCAACTGCTTTCTGCCTTTCTGCTTGCTTCAACCTATCCGTGTCCGCAATAAACTTATCATGAGACTGAACGGCGGTGTTGAAGATGTCCATTTTGATGGCCTTGTTCTTTTCCTTAGTCTCTTGCTCCAGGCGAGCGAACACGCCTCCTGAGGATGAGGGTGTCTGACCTTGCTTCAATTGTTCAAAAACACTCATCAGATCACCTCGGAATGGTTATGCTGAACTGATTCTCCTGTGGAAGCGCCTGTATCAATGCCCGGTATCCGTCATAACCGTAAGCTTGAATAAAGGCATCAGCGTTCTTCTCAAGGGTCTTTTTCGCTTCTGTTGGATTTGAAATCACATACTGATAATCTTTGGCGAAGTCGGGACTTGTCTTGTAGTCGCTGGCTCCCATCGTTTTAGGCTGATTGAGAGAGTCAAGGTATTGGGTGTATCGTCTATCTGCATCAAGACGATTCGTCTCAGCGTTCATACGAGACGTTGCGGCGTTCATTCTTGCGACATCCAGATTGCCAAGTTGAATCTGACGGTTGAGCGCATAGTTCAGGCCGAAGCGTCTGACATCCTCATCAAACTCAGCTTTCCACCTTTGGTCTGCGATCGCATCCCTAGCCGCCTGGTATTCCATCTGCTCGCGTTGGAGTTGAAGTTGCTGCTGCTGCATGTTCTGATTGAACTGCTGATTCCTCGCATCCAGCGTCGAGAACACATTCGGTATATTCGCCGCAGCTTGTGCGCTTGTCACGTTCGAATCAATCCATGATGTGTCTAGACCCATTGACCTCAGCTGTGCCCTGATTGCATCCCCTTGTCCCTTATACCTCGCATATGTTTCTGCCCCCAATCCCGGGCGCTCTGCTTCTTGCTTGAGTGCAAGCAGTTGTTGTACCAGAGGTTGTGCTTGATTCGGAATGTATGTTCCTGTCAACTGTCCTTCCGTCACACCGCGTCCAAACATGGTATCGTCTCGGTTAGCGTAGAGGTTGATCAGATTGCCAAGGTTGGAAAGTTGGTTCAATCGTTCGTTGTACGCCCTCTCGTATGCCGCTTGTTCTGCCTGTGCTTCTGCTTGTTGTTGGATCTGACCGATTTGAGAAGCCGTGATCGTGCTGTTTAGGATTCCTCTCTCGTTGAGGGCTTCCATCGTGTTCTGGCTCGCCCTCCTCGCAGCTTGTTGGATGGACGCATACGACGGATCGGACTGTACATTGTACACGAGTGGAGCAGCAGCCATCTGCTGATACTGCTTCAGTAGATTGTCCACTTGACTGCGGTAATCGGTTGTTGGTGGCATAGGAACACTGGCTCTTGGGATCGTGGGAGTAGCTGTTGCTGTCATAGTCGGTGTACTACTTGGTGTGGGTACATTGGATCTTGGTACACTGGAATACGACGCTTGTGTCGAATTTGACTGTGGGAACGGAACAACGTTGGACTGTGGGACGGGAACATTTGACTGCGTTTTCTTCTGTTGTGTGGAGTATGGATTCGGTACGGCCATGTTATCACTCCTTAAATAAAAAAGCCGCCTATTGGCGACTTTTGGTATAATATAGTTGTCCAGTAAGCAGGGGCAGTCGGCATCCATCTTCCCATGAAGGGAGGTGATGCCCATGAGTGTTTATGAAGCCATATCACTCATGATCTCCTTTGGAGCGTTAATTGTGATGATATTAACGTTTAACAAAAGGAAATAGACCGCCCCTCTGGTAAGGTATCGGTCTATTCCTTGGTGTTTAGCCGACTGCCTTCGGCTTACTGGATGACCGCAGGTGCTGCAACATCTGCGGTCTTTACTATTTTTATGATAAATCATGCTGTTTATACGTGCAAGGTTATTGTTGCTTCACCTCTTCTAGTTGTTTTCTTAAAGATTCCCAATATTCCAGTCTTGATTGCAACTTTGGCAATTCGCCACGGTACATTTCGATAATATGCTCAGGATATACAGTTACGCCATTCTGACTTGCTTCCTCTTGTATAGATATTGCATGGTTCAGCGTGTTCATCCATCCTTTGATATCTCTGATCCGTTCTTCGACATATTCTATTGTTACGTTTTCTGGAGGATCGAAGAATAATCTATCATAAGAGTATCCGAATGGACCGACTTGACTTCCAGGAATCACCTCATCCACCTCATCTTTTTGGTTAATTGATATACCATCCTTTACCGGCCATATATCAGGAGCAGCAATCTCAACCGTTGTTGTTTCTTGGTTCCAGTTCACTTCATATCCCATGACTTTCTCAACAATCTCACGCACCGGAAGATACGTCCGTTGGTCATATACAATTGGTGCAAGGTCAAGATCGACATGCTCACCCTCGACTGCTACTTTGATATCAGGATTGACATATGCCGATATTTTCTCGTATGCTGTCTGACCTAACGCTGACACAGGAACCATGATGATGATACCCATGATAAACCCAAGCAGAAATTTCCTCATAATCCTCATTCCTTTTCTTGAATTTACCATGAGTATAAAATATTACACCACAGTTGTCAGCACTCCATTGGTAAAATACAGTGTTTTTGTTCCACCAAAACCATCACCTACGACAACAGGGCCGTTGTATCCGTTGAAATGATCGGCCTTGTTATTGATTTCATCCTCCAAGTCCATCACGATATTCCATATGCTATCCCCACTCATCTCATCACGCAAATTGTTGAAATTGACAAAAACAATGTCATCCAGTCGGATTATTGGGAAATCAAGTCGAATCTCCCTTGTCCCGTTGAAAGACAGGTAGTAAGAGTTCATATCGAACTCAACATAATCGCTCCCATCATGAATCCGAATATATGGATCAGTTGTCCCTCCGTAGTAATTGACGCATCCGATCTGAACATATTTTGTCGCATTAGCATAGAATGTGATTTGATTGCTGCCAGGATCAATGACAATGCGCGGATATGTCGTCGTACTGGAATACAACGCATTCCCCTGAATCGTCCAACCGCCGATCATACCTGCCAATGCCGTGATGATTCCCGTGATAGATAAGTTTCCGGTATCAAGATCAAAATTGAACGTGTTGGTTGAACCGTTATTCGCTACGATTCCTTCTTCGTTGATGAGATACCACTTGGTTCCCTTCCGTACTCTGATCTCGTTGATGTTGTCGAAGTCAATACCACCATCGTTTAGCAGGTAATTCAACGTTTTCTGAGTCTTAGCCAGTTCGTTTGTCAAATAGTCGATTTGCTCTTGAAGAGTCTTTTCGCGTTGTGATTGGACGATGTGAATATTTTCGGTTGGCATATCATCACCTCATTGGCATTTCGCGGAATTGACGTGTGATTTCGTGTATCGTTACTTTTCCCGTACCCTCTAATTTGATCCTCACCGCATTGGCGTTTGCAATAGAGTTGGTCGGAATCAGGATTTTCTTGAATTGCATATCCGCATCGGTTGTGAGCGTCTTTGCCAGAACCCAATCATTACCCCTGACGGACGGGCTAAGGTAAATTCTCATCGTGCTTCCTGCCGGCAGATCAACCACCACATAGAGTTTGAACCAATGCTGTTTACGTGCCGCTGTAGCCGCTGTAAACGGCTTTGTCACGGCTTTCCACGATATATTTGCTCCATTGTCCTTATCGCCATCTAAACGCAGCACACGCCCCGTAGAATCGCCTATATAGAGGTCTTGTCCGATACGAATCATGTGAGTCGGAGAGATCCCCGTCCACGGATACCAAGCTTGGTAACGCGGATTGTATTGCAGGATGGTGTCAGTCTCGGTCGATTTATACGGGATTCCAAAGTAGATATGCTCTCCATCACTAGCAGTAACTGACTTAGATAGATTCGCCTTGTTAGAATCGCGTATAAACGACTGTACGGCCTGCGAGAAGCGTTTTTCTGGTCTTACCCCACCTTGATATAGGTAAATTCCATCACGACTAATAAAGGGCATTATGTCGTCGTGGATCGATGCCGCTTTATCCGCTACGACACCAATGTCTGTAGCGGCAGGCTGGAGTCTGTAACTCGTTGGCCCTTTGCCCCATAGTTCGTAGATGGAGGAAGGCTTCAGAACCGTCACATGACCGATACCCTCGTTCAAACCGATGATCGTTTCCCCGTCATTCGTTTCATGGACGATCGATCCGGCATCGTCTACGGTTGTCCAGTCATCAGCCTTATTGAGTGCAGAAAATCGTATCTCGTTTCCTACCGCACAATATAGTCGATTGGATTGGGTGCAGATGTAGTTACCACCGGATGGAGCGCCTGACAGATTGGAGACGGTTGAACCGTCATATCGCTTGATCGGATCCACGCCATTACTGCCGATAAGATTGATGCCAGACAGATTCCCCTTGAAGTTAGCAAACGTCCATTCCGCCGATGTGTTCAGACCGGTTGCAAGCTGCGTCCATGTACCGTCTGAATTAAGCCTTCGCCATGTGCCATCATTAAACACCATATGCAACTCTTGATCCTTCCATGCACCCATGCCAAGTACACGTGTCCCGAATTTTCCTACCTGCGTATATCCCGGGCGTGTAGTGAGCGCAGGAAATGCCGAAGGGGACATGTTTTCCAGATCAACAAAAAGGGACTCGGATAATCCGAATCCCTCATCATCTGGCTTATATACGCCTTGAAAGGTTCTTATGGGTATAGGTTCACTTATTCCACGAACTGGATTCCAGTATGCCAAATGATCACCTTCTTTCTGTCGCGCATAATCGTCCTAATATGTTAAATCTCATAGGTAATCGTAAACCGTAGAGTATCGTTGGCCGCCCAAGTCATCGGACTGTTAGATTGCACGGGATTAGGGCTGTTGTTGGTGTAAAACACCGCCGTAGTGCTGCCTGCGTTTACTTCTACAAGACCAACATACATTGTCGTGCCAGAGTCAAGGATACGGGCAATTCCTTGAGCGCGTTCGCCGCCCGAGAGAGCGGGAAAGGGAAGTGAAATCTGAAACGCCCCTGTACCGAATGTCGTCGTTGACCCAGCGGTTAGATCTACCTGAACAGTACATAGCCT